TCGCGGTGCTGGCCAGGTCTCCCTCATGCAGCTGTCGGGCACTGCGTACGCCAACTACGACGCGGATAGCAACATCATCGTGGCGGAGAATCTAGGCGCGCGATGATGCGGTCAGTCCTACGAGATAGTTTGACCGCTAACTCGGAGGCCGCATGACTCCTTTCCGAGTCAAGTTTGCACGTCCGGCGCCCGGCATGGAAGACATGGACTGGACGGAGCCATTCCTTGAGCGCGGAACCACGTTCTCGCTCGACGGGCCGATGATCTGCGAAGGCATCCCCGTGAGCTGCGCCTACGTCAAGAACGAGGTGCTGTACGTCGAAGGAACAGCCGACTTCGAGACTGGTCCAGCCACAACACACGGAGACACCACATGACGCTCCTATCCATTCGCCAGCTATTCCGTCCCATCTACGGCGGCAAGCACGTCACCGTCAGGCCTCGGCGCTGGTGGAGCCCACACGCCCGCAAGTCCGCCCGTATCGCAGCCAAGATCGTTGACCAGCAGACAACCGAGCCCGCGCTACTGGTCAACGACGTGGCGATCTACGGCGTCGCTATCACTGACCAGGCTGGCCGCCGCGTCGACCCCAACACCGTTCGACCGACCAGCGAACTCGCCGACCCGGAGGCCGCGCATGAGTAACCCGCTGCATGACCCGCTCCACACGGAAGCCCAAGCCCTCTACAACCAACTCAGCCTGCTCAGCGACGTGAGCGCGGCGAGTCTCGGCCAGCACGTCCACCAAGGCAAGCCGGGCGCGAAGATCCTGTCGTTGTCCGGGGAGCCACCGCACCTCGAGTTCGCCAGGCGTTACAACGGCTGCCACACCGACCGGTCACGCCAAGCCGTCGTGGATGAATGGACCGAGGCGCTGAAAGCCATCCGTTACAGCAAGCGGCCAAGCCTCGACCTGCAGACACTCGACGGCCGACTCACTGTCGGGCGTGACACTAGGCCCGCGCCGACTGTGAAGCATGCGTACAGCATCTCGTTGGCGACGGTGTACAGGTGGCGTAAGGAGGCCGAGAAGTACGACCAGCGCGCCGCCGGGCTAAGACGGAGGGCAGCATGAGCGACGACCTATCGGCAAGGCGACGGGCGCTCGGGCTATCGCAGGACACACTCGCGCGGCGCGCGGATTGCTCGACCGCGATGGTGCGACTCCTTGAGGCCGGATACCAGCCAGACGGCAGCGAAGTCCTCGGGCGCATCCAGTCGGTCCTCAACAGCGAAGACCCAGCACCACGACGGTCTTCGAAAAAGAACACGATGAAGCCTCGCAGCCAAGAGCCGCAGTCTGCGGTCATCATCCACGCCTCTCCCGTAGCCGTGGACCGTGTTACCGCGGCAGCCATGCTCGGCATGGGCCTCGACAGCTTTGAACGCTACGTCCAAGGCAATATCAAGCTCATCAGGCGAGGGCGACTACGCCTCGTGCCCATTCGCGAACTAGAGCGATGGGCAGCAGCCAACGCCGAATAGCTCGCGATCCGACCGACCGACCGCTATTCTCACGAGAGTCAGGCTGACGAGCTGCGTCCACGACGCTTCACCAGCACTGACCCGGCCAGCCCCCTGGAGGTAAACGTGGACGATGCGCACACCACGCCGCGCACCCTCAACCTCCCCGAACGCCTCACCCTCGTGAGAGCGTTGAACCGCCACGGGCTCGCAGGCGTAAGGCTCCCCGGCATCACTAGCACCAGTGTCTGCCTCGGCAAGCAGTTCGGGTGCCCACACCTCTGCTGCACCACGGTGCCCAAGCTTGCGCCACCAGCCGTGAGCCAACCCTGGGATGTTCGACCGGCCAAGCACGCCGCATAACTTCAGCGCCGCCACGGCAACACACCAACGACCGGAGCCGTCGGCCGGCGCATGACCACCAGGAGGCAGCGTGAGCCATCTCGACCAGGCCGCGCCCTCCGACGCACGCCAAACACTCCTCCGAGCCCTCGACCAAATCGACGAGATCGAAGAAGAAATGGGCGGCAAAGTCTGGGCGCTCTGCGTCTGCTACTCCGTCACCAAGATCCACCAGGACGGCTCGGTCGAAGAGAACGGCGGATGGAGCGCCACCAGCGAACCAGCATTCGTCACCGCCGCCATGCTCCGCCGCGCCGCCCGCCACGTCGAAGGCTCACCGCACCCCTACGACCCAGACACGGACGACGACGACGAGCAAGAGGACGAGGACGACTAATGCCGCCACACGACCCAGCCAAACCACGGCCCTTCCAATCAGCAGCAGCCCGCCGCGGCATGTTCGCCAACAACCCCACCTACGCACAGCACATCGCTGACACCGTCGGCGCCAAGGTTCGCGGCGGCTTCACCAAAGCCCAGATCAGCGCACGACGCAGCGCAGCCGGCAAGGGCGAGACCTACAAGCCGTCGTGACAACCACACGAAATACCACCCCGACCCAGGGGGGAGCAGAACATCACAACGCCCTGCGGCCATCGCTGACCCCGCGAGTCATCCTCCCCCCCCTGGGTCGCGCGAGGTCCACAACAGGCGCGCCGCGGTGATGGGTGTTGCCGCGACTTTCGACAGCGGCTCGGGGCTACGGAGCGGGGCATCAGAGGCTGCGGCGTCAGTGGGCGCAGCGCGTGTCACGCGGTGTTGTTGCTTGTGCGCGGTGCGGTCGGCCGATCGTTCCTGGAGAGCCGTGGGATTTGGGGCACGTTGATCATGACCGAACGCGTTACCAAGGGCCGGAGCACGCGGGATGTAACCGGGCGACGGCAGGCCGCCGGGAAGGGCGCGAAGAAGAGCGGCGGATCACGTCGCGCGCTTGGTAGCGACGCGAGTTTGCATGATCGAGGTGCGCGTGTCGTAGGTGTTTGCGGACCGTTCGGTTCGCGGGCGTTGGTCGAGATGCCGTCGGCCCTTGCCGACGAGCTGTTTCCGGGCGGCCTTGCCGACGCTGCTCCACTTGCTGTGATCGAGGCGGCGGAGCGGGATATCGCGGCGATCCGCGAGCGCGATGAGGCGCTCGGCGAATCGGCGCTTGCGGCGGCTGCGGTGGCGCTGGCGCGGGAGTTGTCGAACCCCTACAACTCGGCGACATCGAAGTCGATGTGCGCGCGGGAACTGCGGGAGCATCTCGGCCGGTTGCGCGAGTTGTTGCCGCCGGCGAAGGAGGCGGACAGGCTTGACGAGATCGCTCGTGCTCGAGAAGCCCGTCTTGCCCGAGTTGCGGGGGGCGCAGGAGCCTAGGCTTTGCGCGCTGCCCGATGGCGTGGTGTCATCGGCTGGCGAGGAGGCCATCGAAGTCGCTCGCGTTGCTGGCCTTGAGCTTGACCCGTGGGAAGAGCTCGTCCTTCAGCGCGCCCTCGGTGAGCGCGCAGACACGAAGTGGGCTGCGTTCGAGGTTGGCACGGTCGTCCCGCGGCAGAACGGCAAGGGCACGATCCTTGAGGCGCGCGAGTTGGCCGGCTTGTTCTCGTTCGGCGAGAGGCTGCTGATCCATTCTGCGCACGAGCAAGACACTGCCAGCGAACACTTTCGGCGGCTGCTGAATCTCATCGAGGGGGTCCCCGAGTTTGAACGGCGCGTGCTCAAGGCCCCGAAGGGCAAGGGTTCCGAAGCGATCGAGTTGCGCGGTGGAAAGCGCATCCGTTTCAAGACCCGGACGGGTGGAGGCGGTCGTGGGCTGACCGGTGATTTCGTCGCGCTTGACGAGGCGATGATCTTGCCGGTCACGACAACGTCGGCTTTGGTGCCGACGATGGCCGCCCGGTCTATCCATGGCAACCCGCAGCTGTGGTATGCCGGCAGCGCCGTCGATCAGCAGAACACCGAGCATGGCATCGTTCTCACGCGGTTGCGGGCCAGGGCGCTTGCGGGTGCTCCGGGTGTCGCCTACTTCGAGTGGTCTGCGGAGGGCGACGACCCGGACCTAGTGGCTGCTGATGTGCTGGCTGATCCGGAGGTGTGGGCGCAAGCAAACCCCGGTCTCGGGATACGAATCAGTACTGAGCACGTCGCGAAAGAGCATGGTGGCGCGCTCGGGCCACGGGAGTTCGCCGTTGAGCGTCTCGGGATCGGCGACTGGCCCGATCTCGATGAAGACAACGACGAGGAGGCCGTCATCAGTCGAGATACCTGGGCGGACCTGGCCGATCGCTCATCCAAAGCGGAGGACCCTGTCTTCCTCGCTATTGATGTGCGCCCGAACTTCACTGCTGCAGCGATCGGCGCTGCAGGCCAGCGCCCGGACGGCCTTGATCATGTCGAGGTCGTTGACCATCAACCTGGCACACGCTGGCTTGTCGATCGGCTCGTCGATGTCTGCGACCGTAACCAGCCCGCCGCTGTTCTCTACGACGAGAAGAGCCCCGCCGCTGTGCTCGCCGAGCAGGCCCGAGAGAGGGGCGTGCCAATGAAGCCGGTAACGGGCCGCGAGTACGCAGAGGCGTGCGGTCGGTTGCAGGCTGAGGCCGAGCAGTCAGGTGTGCGACATCTCGGCACAGACGAACTCGCCGCCGCCTTGCGAATTGCTGGCACCAGACCGCTTGGCGACGCCTGGGCATGGTCCAGGCGGTCATCCAACGGGGACATCTCTCCGTTGGTTGCGGTCACGCTTGCGCTCTGGGGACTCAACTCTGCCCAGCAGGCGTGGGAAGGTCCGCTCGTCGAGGTCTTCGGCTAGTGGCCCGCGGGTGGGTCGACACGCTGACCCTCGAGACGTTCGTCGTGCACCTCAAGAGCGGCAGCCAGTCATTCAAGGGCGTCCTCGCGGCCGTTCACGACGACTGCTTGGTGTTGCGTGACGTGATCGTGCTCGAGCCCGACAGCCAAGTGTCGCTGGCGGGCGAGATCATCATCCCGCGAGACAACGTCGACTTCTTGCAGAGCGTCACGGGAGGCAATGCATGACGACTCTGCAAACCGCTGACGGACGGCTTCTGCGATCGAACAGGCCCGGTGGTGCACCTCTCACGATGGGGTTGCCGTCGGCGTTTCCGCCAATGTGGTCGGATGGCACTCGCGAGGGCGACCACGCGATCCTCAAGTCGTTTACGGGCATCTACCACTCGCAGCCAGCCGTTGCCGGCGTCGTCGACAAGCTCGCGCGCAGGATCGCCAGCCTGCCGTTTGACGGGTACCGACACCTGGACAACAACGCCCGCGAGATCGTGCGCGGCGACAGCCTCGACTCGCTGCTGCGCAAGCCGATGCCGCGCTGGTCAACGCTACATCTCAACCACTTCGTTGCCCAGTCCCTGTTGGTGCAGGGAAACGCGCTGCTGGCAAAGGTTCGCAGCGGCAGCGACCCTGAGGCGCCACCGGACATGCTGTGGCCGCTCGACTGGAACCTCGTCAACGCCTACGCACCGATCGGTGGCCGCATCGAATGGTGGAGCACCCACCAATTCGACGGCGAAGAGCGCTTCATCGCAGTCGACGACACCGTCCACTTCGCGTGGGAATCGCCGCTCGGCGAGATCGGCATCAGCCCGCTACAGAAGCTGCGCGTGACGATCCGCACCGAGGATGCGGCCCAGCGCTTCCAGACAGCCAGCTTCCGCAACGGTGCGCGCCCCGGCGGCGTCCTGACGCTGCCCGCAGGCGTCGTACCGAACAGGGAGATGCTCGACCTCACGCGCACAACGCTCGAGGAGATGCACAAGGGCCCCGACAACGCGTTCCGGGTTGGCCTTGTCGCTAACGGTGCAGAGTGGAAGCAGATGGGCGGCAGCGCGGTCGACGTTGCCCTGATCGACCAGCGCCACCTGAACTGGGAAGAAGTCGGAATGGTCTACGACATGGGCGGCCCGCTCATGAACGACTTCCGCCACGCCACCTACAGCAACGTCGCAGAACTTCTCCGGGCCCTCTATCGCGACGTGCTGCCGCCGTGGCTTGGCCTGATGGAAAAGACGTGGCAAGCCCAGGTCATCGACGCTGAGCCGGCGTGGATGGACCGCTTCGTCGCGTTTGACCTGAGCGACAAGATCAAGGGCGATCCGGTGGAGCTGGCCAACACGCTCAAGCTCGAGGTCGAGGCCGGGATCATCACTCGCAACGAGGCGCGCCGCATCCTGAACATGGCGCCGGTGAGCGACGAGAACGCCGACAAGCTGACCTACAACGCCAACAACCAGGCGCCGATCGACTACCACCGCGCGACCGAAGTCCTTACCGAGAACGCGGCCGGCACCGAAGTCAACCCGCCGGCCGCCCTGCAGCGCCCAGGAGCGGGCACGGTTCCGACGCCGCCCGTTCCGCCAGCACCCAAGCAGTAGCACTCCATCGCCTCTCAGGGCGTCATCTGAGTAGGAGGCAACATGTCCGAGGACACTGGCGTCGTCGACGACGCTGTAACGACCGACGAGCAGGACGAGGGCGAGAAGCCTGACCCGGCTACGGATCGCCTGAGAGAGATGGGCAAACACAAGAAGGCCGCTGAGGAGCGCGCCGCCGACCTCGAGAAGAAGCTCGCGGCCGTCCTGGCTGAGCAGGAAGCCCGCGAAGCTGAGGGGCTCCCAGAACTCGAGCGTGAGCGCAAGCGCGCGGAGGTGCTCGAGAAGCGAATCGCTGAGGCCGAGGCACGGGCCCAGGCCAGCGAGCAGCGTGTCCTTCAGACCCAGCGTGAGCAATGGGTCGCGCAGGCCGCCGCAGCACTGAACTTTGCTAACCCGTCGCGCGCCGCGAAGCTGATCGACGATCTCGACTCGATCGAGGACCCGGATCAGGCTGAGCGCGCAGTCAAGCGTCTCGCGAAAAGCGACTCGTATCTCGTCAAGTCCGACGAGGGGCAGCCAAAGATCGGCAGGGTCCTCGAAGGCGGCAAGGCCGTGCAGCCCGGCGACAAGTCGCGAGGCCGGATCAATGTCGAGGAAGAGGCCGGCATGATCGCCGACCAGCTCAAGCAGTTCACGAACAACTGGCAGTCCACAGCGGGCTGACAGCCCGCGTCGCAGTTCAGCCGGGTTTTCGCCTCCGGGGCGTAAAACCGCGTAGCGCCCGGCCCTTCTCTCTAAATCAAGCATCAGGAGGGCCTCATGGCCAACGCTATCCCGCTGCTCGAGGGCACTGCTGCCTCGGGTGGCTATCTCGTCCCGGACCAGTACGTTCAGGACGCCTTTCAGCTCGGCATCGACCGCCAGTCCGCGGTCGCGCAGCTCGTCCGCATCCGCAGGGTTGCCGCCAAGCGCGTCCAGCTCACGGAGTACGTCGGGCGGCCCACGGCAGGGTTCGTCGCCGAAGGCGCCGACAAGCCCGCGTCGGGCGCGGCGTACAACGTCGTGACGGTCGACATCAAGAAGATCGCGTCGCTGATCATGTACACCGAGGAGCTGATCGAGGACGCGCAGAGCGACCCGACCGTTCTCATCAACCAGGACGTGCGCGGCGCGTTCTCTGACCTGATCGACTCGCACGCCCTGGGCACCAGCCCATCGGGTGCGGTGACGACGCAGTTCAACAACGCGCTGGCGAACACCACCCAGACGGTGGAGTACGACCAGAGCAAGCAGGATGCCCTGCCGCTGGCGATCTCGTCGGCGATCCAGACGATTCGCTCCAACGGCTACAACGCCAACGGGGCGATCGTCGGGCCCGACGCCGAGCTCGCTCTGCGCAACGCTCGCGACACGCTGGGCCGCCCGCTGTACGCGGATGGCTTCTCGGGGGCACCGAGCAGCCTGTACGGGCTGAACATGTCGCGCACGACGAATCTCCAGACGATCGCGGGTACCGCGGCGGCTGGCCGGGTCGTCGCGATCGTGGGCGACTTCAACCAGGGCCTTCTGGCCGTGCGTGACGACATCCGCGTGAAGTTCAGCGACCAGGCGACGGTCAACGTGTCCGGCACCGACCACCGCCTGTGGCAGCAGAACAAGGTCGCGGCGCTCTGGGAGACCCGCGTGGGCTTCGTCGCTCACGACCTCAATAGGGCCTTTGTGGCTGTCGTGAACGCGTCCTGATGAGCCTCATTCAGAAGGTGCGGGCACGGGTCGCGGCGGTCACGATCGCTGCGACGACCGGCTCGACGGTGGGTGAGGCCGACCAGGCCGGCCGGGTGGTTGGCGTGACGTACACGCCGGACGCGTCGGTTACCGGAGCGGCCTCGCCGAATAGCCGGACGCTGACGCTCGTCAACAAGGGCCAGGACGGCTCAGGGCCGACGAACATCGCCACGCTGGCCCTCGTCGGGTCGGTGAACCTGACCGCATTCGACGAGGCGGCGATCACGCTGAACGGCACGGCCGCGAACCTCAAGGTCGCGGCGTCAGACATCCTGGAATGGGTGTCGACCGCCGTTACCTCTGGCGGCGGTCTCGTCGATCCAGGTGGCCTTGTCGAGGTCGAGATCGGCTCGGGGTCCTACACGGATGTCGCGTCGACTGTCGGAACTATCGCCCAGACCGAAGGCTAGGAGAAAGTATGCCCAGGCAGACGCAGCCGGTGACCTCGCAAGGCGACACGAGCAGTGACGCCTCTGGGGCGCCGCCGATCAACAAGGCCGACGACCACGCTGGCACGTTCGAGTACCGGGACCTCCCGGACTCGGAGAAGCCGGCGCCGGAGACGGTCGCGCAGGAGCAGGTTCTCCCCAGCGACAAGTAGCAGCTCGGGCCGCCGCCGTTCTCTCTCTTGCGGCGGCGGCCCACCTTCTTCTACCTGGCCGGGAGGCTACGCATGGCAAACCACCTGGCCGGTATGGCCCCGACAAGCATCACGCTCGAAGGCACCATCCTCCGGGCTGACGGCACCACCGAAGACCTCGGCGTCATCGCCTACACCCACCGCAATCCTGTTCGCAGGCTGCTGGGTCAACAGAACGTCCGGGGCGGCAGCGTGCTGCGAACCATCCTCGGTCGCGCCCCGAAGATCACCGATCACAAGGAGGGCTGATGCCCCCGTTTCGCATCGTTGTACGCCACCCCGATAGTTCGCATCACGATCACGCGTGGGCGGCGGTCGGCGGTGTCTTTGACACCCCGGAAGACATCGACGAGGTTCTCGAGCAGGCGGACGGCGTTGAGCCGTCGGTGCCTGGGTCGCTGGCGCCCGAGCAGCGTGTTCGTGTGACGGTCCCTCAGCGCCTCGCCGAGTTCGTCGGCCAGGGGTATGAGGTTCGGTCGCAGGAACTCGTCGTCAAGACGGAAGGCACTGATGACGCCGGGCAGACCATTCCTGTTGAGCACAAGTGGAAGGACGTGAAGTAATGGCTGCTGGAGTCATCACCGCGCCGGCGCCGAGGGCGACGATCCGCGACATCATCGACTTCGTGTTTGGCACGGCGACGGTCGTTACGTCGTCGGGCAAGGCGATCAGCGCGAAGCGCAATGTCGGGTCGACGCCGACGCAGACCGAGCCGAAGTTCATCGGTATCGGCGTGGGTGCGACGGGCGCTGCCAGGACGGCTGTCGCGGCGGACACAGCGTTGACGACGGAGGTCGAGACGCGGGCGACGGGTACGGCGTCGACGGTCACGACGACGGTGACGAACGACACGTATCAGACGGTCGGGACGATTACGGCGACGGCGGGCCGGTCGGTGGATGAGGCGGGCACGTTTGACGCTTCGACGACCGGCAACATGGACGTGTCTGCGACGTTCGCGGTGGTCACGCTTGCGAGCGGCGATTCGCTGCAGTTGACCGTGAAGAAGCAGTACACGTAGGCGGTGGCTGTGCGGGTGGTTGCCGGGATGGTGCTGGCAACCATGGCGGGTTCGACGTTCGCATCGGTGCCGGGCCCCGCGGTCCTGGTTCGTGGTGGCGGTGTGGCTGGTGGTGACGCCCTGGTGATTCCTGGGGGCGACATTCTGAATGTCCGCAACATCCAGGGCGGCACGATCGCCGATCCGAACCTTGACCTCGGTGCCGGTTCGGCGTCTCACCGGGGGACGCTCGCCCTGAATTACGACGTGGGGCGGTGTGTCGTGATCTACGACGGCCACAAGCACCGGCTCGCTGAGTTCTGCCCGCACCAGATCGTCTTCTACGTCAAGCCACGGGTGCGCTGATGGCGATCGCGTTCGTCAAGAACGGCGGGATCGGAGGGAACAAGTCCGGCGCGATTAGCCAGGCGATCACCGTCCCCACTGGTGGACACGCGGCAGGGAACCTTCTGGTCGTCAACGTCGGTGTCAGCGGCTCCGCGTCCTCGACAGCAACGGTCACCGACTCCCGTGGGAACACGTACACCCAGATCGACGCTGGGGCAGGGGACGTGGTGCGAAGCCAAATCTGGGCTGCGGTACTGACGACAGCTCTCCTTGCGGGGGACACCATCACGTGCGCGGTTACGTCAGGAACGCCGACCTGGGCAATCTCGTCGATCGAGTTCTCCGGCGCATCAATCACTGAGGACGTTGCCTCCTCAAACAACATCACAGGCACGGGTGGAACCACTCCCTCGGCGTCTATCACGCCAGTCACCACCGGGTCGCTGGTGATCGGCTCGATCTTCATCATCAACGGGCCGACCGCCGACACGTTCACGCAGGACACCGACACGACGAACGGCTCGTGGGGAACGATTCCGGCCGGCGGAACGACCGGCGGAAGCGCGACGAGCAACGTCACGCTTCGTGGTGGTTACAAGATCATTACCGCCTCCGGCGCGCAGACGTACAACCCAACACTCGGGACGGGCCGCTCCTACCAGATCGCTATAGCGGCGCTGAAGCCCACGGCGACCGGCACGACGTTCACGCAGACGCTGTCGGCGACCTCAACAGTCTCGGCGTCGATCGCGCAATCGCCCAGCAAGATCATCGCGGCAGCGGCCGCATCGGCCCCGGCGAAGATCACTGCTGTCGCAAGGACCTGGACGGTCGCGGCGGGCAGCACACCGACGATCGTCCGACTCACCGCCCGCACCTGGGCCGCCAGTGCGGCATCGACAGCCTCGCTGCTGGCGAGCAGGCTCTTTCAGAAGGTGCTGAGCGCCACGACCGGGTCTACGGCGGCGACCGTTCGCACCGCCAGCCTCGCCAGGAACGCCACTGCTGCGGCGAGCGCCACGATCCGCAGGGCGGTCACGCGTACGTGGACGACAACGACATCGACCGCAGCCACCGTGGCGCGCACCGGATCGCGCACACTGACCGCCGCCACGTCGACAACGGCATCGGCGGCGCGATTCGCTCAGCGAGTGCTCACCACCGCGGCGGCAAGCTCAGCGACCGCGGCCCGCGCAACGACACGCGCACTGGCTGCCAGCGCCGCCGCGAGCGCCACTGTCAGACGTGCCGTCACCCGCACGCTGCCCGCGCCGGCATCGGCAGTGGCCACCGTTCTGCGCGCAACGGCACGCACGATCTCCTCGAGCACGTCGGCGGGCGCGGCACTGGCGGCCAGCCGGGCCCTGCTGCGGACGCTCGCGTCAACGACAAGCAGCTCGGTCACCCTCTCCAGAACGTCATCGCGCACGCTGTCGACCACCGCGAGCTCGACGGGCACCGTCGGCCGCACTAGCTCGCTGCGCCGCACGATCGCCGCAACCGCGCCCGCGGCCGCAACTCTCGTGCGTTCTGTCTCGCGGTCGATCAACGGCGCCGGGGCGCAGCTGGCCAGCACTGTGAGATCGACCACCAAGCAGGTGGCGTCCATCGCGCCGGCGACAGCGGTACTCGCGATCGGCCGGGCGCTTCTGCGGACACTCACTGCGGCGACAAGCAGCACGGGAACGCTCTCCCGAGCGTCGTCGCGAACGCTGGCGAGCACAGCAGCCTCGACGGGCACCATCAGCCGCGCGAGCTCCGTGCGCCGCACGATCGTTGCCTTCGCCCCAGCCGCTGGATCACTCGCCCGCGCGATCACCAAGCAGATGTCCTCCACCGCGCCGGCGACGGCGGTACTGACAACCGTCCGGGCGATCCTGCGGACGATCACCACCACCGCCCCCGCCGCCGCCCTGCTCTCTCGAGCAACGTCTCGAGCGCTGACCGGGACGGCAGCGAGCGCGGCAACGCTCACTCGGCAGACGTTTCTACTACGCGCCCTGACCGCCGTTTCAGCCGTCTCGTCAACCATCGTGCGCGCCATCTCGCGGAACGTGACCGCCGGCACCGGCTCGACCGGCACTGTTTTCCGTCTCACCGCCAGGACCATCCAGGCGACCGCACCCGCCAATGCCGTGCTCGCGATGATTCGCGTCACGCTGCGCACCCTGACCGCGGGCGCCTCGTCGGCTGCCACGGTAAGCAGGCTCACGTTCAAGCAGATCGTGGCCAGCGGCGCAACGATCGCGAGCGTTCGCATCGCCGTCGGTCGAACGGTCACGGCAACCATCGCGACTGGCGCGACGATCGGTCGAACGGTCGCTCACGCCGCCACAGCGGTCGTTGCCGCCGCCGCCGCCGTCAGACGAACGATCGCGACGACCAGGACCGCGAGCACAACCGCAGCTGCCGCGATTGGTCGCGCTGTTGCCCGCACACTCTCAACCGCGACAGCAGCAGTCGCGAGCGTCACACAGCTCCGAAGCAGCCCCGTCCTGTACCTCACGGCACAAATCGGCACAGTCGCGACAGTGGCCCGCAACACCGCCCGCCAGCTCACGACGGGCAGCATGGCCGCGGCGAGCATCACACGAGCGATCAGCGCCACCAAGGCCGCGGCTAGCCCGATCGTTGGCTTTATCACCGAACTACTCGGACGTCTTTCATCTTCGCCGTCGACCGCCGGACATCTCGTGCGGTCCGTCGTCGGCCGGGTCCTCCCGAGTTTGTCTGGGCGCATCCGCGGCTCCGGCCGCCGCTAACAGGAGGCAGCACCGTGGACTACAACGTCAGCCTCGAAGACTTCACGCCCGCGCCAAGGTACCCGCCGGTAGTCACCCCGTGGACGACCGTCCAGATCGAAGAGTCGACCTCGTCAGACGGGCCGTGGACAGTCATCGACACGTTCGCGCTCGACCCTGTCGACACAGATCCGGCCAATCCGGCCGTCAGGAGCTTCACGACCGAGAACGCCACACTGCAATCAGGCTGGTACAGGGTCGCGTTCCTCGACGCGGCGGACCGCATCTCCTACGCCGACCCCGTCACCAACCCAACCAGCGGCAGCGCCTACTTCACGGTCGCGGAGTTGCGGGCCCGCTACCCAGACCTTGCGGACGACACCGCCTACCCGGATGTGCTCGTCGAGGAATACCGCGAACTTGCGGAGCAAGCGTTCGAGGATGCGTGCGACCGCGCGTTCGTCCCGAGGGTCGCGACCGACACGGTTACCGAGGACCGCTCCTACCGGTGGGAACGCGTCACCCGCACCGACTTCTCAACGTTTCACGGCCGCAAACTCAACCAGCACGACATCCGGCGTGTCCTGGCCGCCACCGACAGCACCGGCATAGCGCTGGACATCACTGCGGCTGAGCTCAACCACGGCTGGGTGTACGGCCTGCCTTCCGGCGGGACCATCACGATCACCTACGAGTACGGCCTCGACACCCCGCCGCTCAGGGTCAAGCACGCCGTCATGGCACTGGCCCGCGAGTGGATGCTCAGCGGCCCGGTGACTGACCGGCAGACCGGCATCCCCGTGGAGGGTGGTGGCGTGATCAGCCTCGCACTCCCGGGCGGCTGGACGGGCACGTTCGGGCTGTCGGAGGTTGACGAGTGTGTCCGCAGGTATGGCGTCAGCCAGGTCTTTGTCGGATGAGGGCAACGTTTCCGGCCGCAAAGGTCGCGCTTCGCGACATGCTTTCGGCACGTACTGGGATGGCCGGCGTGTTGGTGCAGCTGCACCTTCCGACACGGGTGCCTACCCAGCGCGACCGGGTGTATGTGGTCGGCACCGAGAACTTCGCCAGGGTTCCGAGTGATCAGCAGGGCGGCATGGTCGAGACGTACCTCCTGGTGCTGCTGGTGGAGGCCCGCCGTAACGGCACAGACGCGCAGCCCGCGGCCGACCGATTGGCGGCAATGATCGACGAGCTCGACCAGCTCCTGGTTGACGATGAGGAACTGGGCGGCGTGGTGTACGACAGTCGCCTCGCCGCGATTCCGGCAGAGAACACGCTGCCGCTGCCGGACAACACGGGGTGGCTCGCTAGGGCTGAGGTTCACGTCCACGTCGAGGTCCTCGTCTAATGGCCTCCACGCTCAGGGTGCCGCTGTCGGTCGATCTTGCTGACCTGTTTCGCGATCTGGAGTCGGTGAAGCTGGGGCTGGGTCGCGTGATGAAGGACGCCTTGCGCGAGGCCGGCGGCCTTGCCAGGAACCGGACGGCGGATCTGATGCCGCTCGGGCCTGGTCCGCAGGGCGGCAAGGACAACCTGCCGCACATCAAGGAGACGTTGAGCGCGTCGGCAACACAGTCGTATGCGCAGGTCGTGTCCGATCACCCAGGCGCCCCGGTGCTCAACTGGGGCGGCTCGATTGCGCCGAGGGGTGTCGAGATCTTCTTCCCGAAGAAGCTGTATGCGCAGCAGGCCGGCGAGGAAGTGTTGCCGCTCGTCGAATCCCACTTGCAGGACGCGGTCGACAGGTTGACCGAGCAGTACCTCAGCTAGCCCACGGGGCTGGTTGGTTCTCGCCCCCGGTGACGGCGGGCTTCATGCACAGCAGCACTACTCACCAGGAGGCACCATGCCGTTCCTCGAATTCGATCAGGCCAACCTGATCCAGTCCGGCGCGCGCATCCTTATCGCGCCCGTCAGCGTCGCCGTTCCGACGACACCGAAGGACATCTTCGATGTCACCAGCCCCTACGCCCCGAAGACGAGCTGGGTGGACATCGGTGCCACGTCGGCGCCGTCGGAGATCCATCGCAACCTGACCACGGCGGGTGTGTCGATCGAGCAGTCGACGACGACGCTGCTGGAGGAGCCGACCGACATCGTTCGCACGCTTGTCATCAAGGCGGCGGAGTGGCGGTCGGACATCCTCGAGATCGCGGAGGAGTCGACCACCTCAGCTGTCGCTGCTGCCGTCAAGCTCGGTGCTGGCGAGAAGGTGCCGTTCGGCAACATCTTCTCGCTCTCGGAGTACCGGCTGTGCCTCGCCGGCCGCCGGTCGAAGAAGTCCGGGATCGTCACCGAGGGCTCCGGTGGCTCACCGGTCACAAGGGGCGGCCTGGTCGTGACGTGCGCGTATCGCGCGAGCCTGGTCGGTGAGGACCTGTCGTCGGTGTTCGGGAAGGGCCAGCTGACCGACATTCCGCTGACGTTCAAGCTCACGCCGGACCCGACCGTTACGACGGAGGGCGCCGAGATGGGCTTCCACTACATCGAGACGGTTCCGCAGACGATCGCGCTGACCTGATGGCGGCACCTGTCGAAGTCACGCTGGGCGCTGACCCGGCGACGGGGGAGGGCGGCGTCACCGTCCCGGTCTACCCGCAGCGCCACAAGTACATCACCGACCGTCTCGGCAAGTTCATCTCCGAACTGACCGAGTCGAGTCGGTCGACGCCGATGGACAACCTCCTCGACGTTGCCAGCGAGAAGTCCTACGCGTTGCTCAGCGCACTCATCCCGAACCTGAGCAAGCGGCTGCCGGAGTGGGCCTTCTGTGGCTTCCCGTCACGCGAGGCAGCAGACGTTGGGGAGTACGACCCGGCGCTGGATACGTCGTCGCCGTCGATCCCGGAGATTCGTAACGCGGTCAAGGTCGCGTCGCAGGTCAACGGGCTGGACATCCTGACGCACGTCAAGGGGGTCTTCGGACTGGTCCCCCCTACGGTGGTCCAGGCGATCATCAGCGAGCCGCTGATGCTGGTGGCGGACCTGATCACGGAGGCGATGCGCTCGGCCTCGACGACCTCGCTCTCATCGCCGTCAGCGAGTGGGGATTCACCCTCGACGAGTTCTGGGACGACACCCCCAACGTCGACGGCGAACGGGGACTCACGATCCCCCGTCTCAACGGCCTGATCCTGTCGTGGGGCCGGCATCGTGGCCGGGTGTTGCATGAGCAGGGCACGGTCGCTGCGTTTGCGCATCACGACCCGAAGCGCTTGGACGATCTGAAGCCGTCTCCCGTCGCTCATGGCGGGGATGGCGGGGGCGGGTTTGTTCCCTGGGACAGCAACGACTAAGTAGGGGGTGGGCGAATGGCAGGGAAGCGCCCCCTCCTGAAAATCGGGAGCGATGTCGCTGAGGCAATTCGCGGCATCGACCAGGTCAAGGACAAGGCCGAGACGCTCGGCCGGTTGCGCGAGGAGGCGAAGGTCTCGATCGCCGCCGACGCCGCGCTCGCGAAGTTGGACGTGCTGAAGGCCCGCCTTGAGCGGTATGGGGCGCAGGAGCAGACGGCGCGGGTGAAGATCGCGACGGGCCGGGCGGTTGAGGAGATCGACCGGATCGAGGCGAAGCTCGACAAGCTCGGCAAGAAGGACGTGACGGTCAGCGTCCGCATCCGCGAAGCTGCGCTTAGTCGTCTGAGTGGCGCGGGGAGCCGTGTCGGCGGGTCCGGCCTCACCGGGTTCGCTGGGACCGCGATCGGTGGCGCCACCAGCGTCATCGGTGGCATAGCTGGTGCTGCAGGGCAGGGCGCGGGCGCCCTCGCAGGACTCCTCCCCGTTGTCGGTGAGGGCGGAGCGGCCATCGCGAGCCTCGGGGTATCAGCCGCTGTCGCTGCCCCGCTGGTAGCGGCGCTCGGGTTCGTCCTCGTCGCACTGACCGCCGCAGCCATCGCGGTCGTCGCATCGCTCGCCGCCGCTGCTGCCGCTGTCGTCGGGCTCGGTGTGGCGTTCGGCGCCGCGCTGATCCCGATCGCGGCGTTGGCAATTCCGGCGATCGCGACGATCACGAAGCTGTTCGGTGCGCTGAAGACGAACGCGCAGGGCCAGAAGGCCGCTGCGGAGGGCGTCAAGACGGCGCAGCAGGGCGTCGCGCAGGCCACGCAGGCGGTCACGAACGCGCAGCAGAACCTCGCCTCGCAGGCGGTCCCGGCGCTTCAGGCGATGCAGGACGCGGCGGAGCGCGTCAAGGACGCCATCCTCGGTGTCAAGGACGCACAGCTCGGGGTGCAGGACGCGAGCCTGGCGTTCCGGCAGGCCAAGTTCGCCCTTGCGCAGTTTCGGGCTGAGGCGGGCCTGACGAGCACCACGTTCGACAACGTCTTCAAGAAGTTCACCGATGTCAGCTTCCGCCCGACCGCCTCCGGGATCAAGGACGCCATCGGTGCCGCCGGTGGAAGCCTCGATACCGGGCAGGAGCTCCAGCTCGAGCAACTGATCCTGGCCGTCAAGCACGCCCGCCTGGGGCAGCAGCAGGCAACCGACAAGGTCCACGACAGCACGGTCGAGTTGTCGCGGGCGCAGCAGGCCAACAACACCTACTTGCAGCAGGGCATCCGCGCCTACCCCGGCTATCAGTCGGCGGTGCAGGGCGTCACGAGCGCCGAGCAGGCCCGCACCAGGGCGCTGGACGCGCTCGTCAAGGCGCAGGACGCCCAGCACAAGGGCACCCTGAAGCTGACGGCCGCAGACCAAGCTAGGTTGCCTGCGCTTCAGGCGATCGTCTCGACGTTCACGAAGGCGTTCAACCCGGCTGTGAACGCGCTGATCGGCGGGATCTTCAAGGGCGCCCAGGCGTTCGCGTCGGTGTTCACCGACCCGAAGCTCAGCAACGCGCTAAGCAATCTCGGCGGGGCGCTCGGGGACGTGTTCGTCAAGATCGGTGAGGAGTTTCAGAAGCCGGCGTGGCGTGAGGCGTTCGTGTTCTTCTCGGCGAGCGCCGCCCGGCTGGCCCGCATCCTCGGCGGCGACGCGTTCGTGTCGTTCCTGAACATCATCAGGAAGCTCGCGACGGCGTTCATGCCGATGCTGCTGACCGTCGCCCGCGACCTTGCCGGATGGCTGCGGCACATCGCGGACGCTTCACCGCACGAGTACGCCAGGGTCGCCCGTTCGTTGTGGCAGTCGTTCGTCGACTGGTTCGGCGTTGCGAAGAGCCTCGTGCGGTTGCTGGGCGCGTTCTTCCCCGACGCGAAGCGCACCGGTGACGGCATCGCTCGAGCCCTGAGCCGCATCGTCGACCGGTGGACGGCTTGGCTGAACGCCCACCCGGGTGCCATCAAGGCATTCTTCTCGACCGTCCTGACCTCGGCGAAGGCGCTCAAGACGGTCCTTGACGCGATCGTCTCGGCGCTGAAGTACATCGCCAAGGTCAAGAACCAGGTGATCGGCAGCGCCATCTCGGGCAAGGTCGATCCGGGCAAGTTCATCAACCAGATTCAGCCGGTCCACATCCCGGTCCCGAAGACGGTCGGTGGCCCGCAGCTCGCGGCAGCGATCTCGGATCTGCGCGACAAGCCGCACGGCCTATCGCACGACCGGGCCCGCGCCACGCTCAAGGCCATCTTCGAGCAGATCTACGGCCACGTCCGTGGCGCTGCGTTGTTCGCGGCCGGCCACTACTCGACCGGTGGACTCGTCCCCGGTGCCGGTGGTGGCGACACGGTGCCGGCCTGGTTGCAGCCGGGCGAGTTCGTGATGCGCAAGGCGGTTGTGCAGGCGATCGGGCTGCCCGCCCTGTCGCGCCTGAACGCCGCCCCCGCAATGGCCGGTGCTGGTGGGCACGGCGGCTCGTTGCATCAGGAGAACCACTTCCACATCACGACCCCCGACGGCGGCTCGCCCGACGGCCGCTACCTCGGTCAGCAGATCATTCGTGACCTCGGGAAGCTCGGGCTCGCGTGACCGTCGCACTCACAGACGGCCCGCTCGGCCTCGAAGCCACACATGTCTGGACCCCGGGTGACGGCGGCGCGCCGATCGTCCTGAACGACCTGACCGACAAGTACGGCATCAGGTTCGATTCGATGCCTGGCTTCCGGTCGCTACCGGAAGCCGACAACAACGCGTTCCCCCGGACCGCCAGGATGGGTGAGACGCCGTTGCCGTCGTTGGTGCGGGGCAAGACGTTCACCGTCAACGGCAGGCTCCGGGCGCAGACGATGCGGCTGCTTCGTCAGATGGAGTGGTCGATGGCCGCGGCGTTCGGTGAGCGCAGCCTTCTCGGGACCTGGGCTGCGGTCCCTAACCCGGACTACGGCGACGACACGGTGTTCTGGCAGACGAATGGCCGGGTGTTGCAGTACGACCCCGACGAAGCGCTCGCAGCCGCGAAGACGGCGCTTCCATCGCCGTACCAGACACCGTTCCTATTGGGCATCCGCCAGACAGACCCACGGTGGGTGTGGAGCGACCCGGTAGCGAGCCCCACCAACTCCGGGATGGTCACCGTCACCAACGAGGGCAACGCGCCCGCCGAACTCGTCGCCACCGTCGCAGGAGCGTCGGGCACCACGACAGTGTTCAACGACACGATCACCGCCCAGCTGAAGTTCGTTGGGCTGCCGTCCGGCACCCTCGTGATCGACAGCGGCGCCCGCACAGCATTGATCGGCACCGACGACGCCCTGCCGTTCATGGACACGCTGCTGTCGAACTGGTGGGACCGCGGCACCCCCGGCCTGCAGCCGTTGGTTGCGAACACGATCCGGCAAACAGGCGGGTCGAGTATCCAGGTCGGCTTTCACCACACCGCCTGGTAATGCCCGCACCACTGTCAACGGCAACGATCGCCGAACTGCCGCACGGGTCGACGCTCGAAAACGTCCGGGTCGGGTTCTATCTGACGGCGTCGGGCGGATCAGATATCCAGGTCGCGATTGTGGCGCCCGACGACCGAGAGGTCGTGCTGTGGTGGCGCGAACAGACCTTCTCGGTAGATCCCGTCACGGCGATAGGTGCCGACAGCACCGATGACGGCCTGAGCATCTATGACCACGACGCAGCGGACGGTATCTGGACGGCCCCGGCGCCCTACACCGGGTTCTGGCGGGAGGACTACGGCGACTGGTCACTCGCCGATCTCCTGGGCGAGCCGGCGACCGGGACATGGAAGTTCAAGGTCTATAACTGGAGTGACACCGTCACGTGCGAGGCCGTGCGCGCCTCCATGTATCTCACCGTCAGCGGCGTCGAGTACCGCTATGACTTTCCGGTCCCGCTCGAGGTCCCCGTCGATGCTGACCCGACGGCACCGACCGGGTCGTACGTGTCGCTGGATGTTGTCGAGGGCGTGACCGATGTCGGGCTGCCGGGCCTGTTGCCCGCGTACGCGCAGCCGGGGTTCTTCCGGATCAAGCTGACCTCGCTGCACTACCCGGCAGTCACCAGGGAGGGCTTCACGCCCCGCGACGCGGTGCGCGCCCAAACATTGGCGCTGCTGGAGGACTACAGCAACGCCGAGGTCGTCATTCCGATCAACGACGCAAGGACCGCGTCGGTCACGATCTCGATGGATGACCCCGCCGCCGCCCATGTGAGGCCCTACAGCACGTTGCTGCACATTACGTATGTCTCGCCGCGTCACGCGCACCTTGTGTTTTGGGGCATCCTGACGCAGCCCGAATGGAACAGTGCGAGCGAGACGGTCAAGCTCAACGCTGTCGACATGAGCCTGCGGTTGCAGCATCACTACGTCAGGTGGGGCGACCAGATCCTCAACGGCAGCGACGCCACTGGCACCGTTGAGGAGTTCGGCTACACCGTCGACAACCTGCCGAACCCGCACAACACGCCCGGCTGGAAACGCTCGTCGGGTCGTATCCCGCTCGACCATGTTGGGTTGCGGTGGTTGCGCGACGCCGCCGACAACGAGGCCTACCAGGATGCCCGCGGCGTCCCGCCCCTCGGGATTATGGACGGCTTCAACGACGTGGTGGCGTTGCCGGACGACACTCCGCACATCATGGAAATCGGGCGCGGCGACAACGTCTGGGAACAGATGCAAGCGCTCAACACGCATGGCGCGCACGGCGACTTCGTTGGTGCCCCCGACTTCGAACTCGAGCCGCATGACGACGGCGTCGACTTCTTCTACGCCCGCCTGAACACCTACATCCGGCAGGGCAACAGCGACCCGTCGCGGCTGATCTTCCATGACGGGTTCGGCAAGGACAACGCGACGATCACCTACACGCCGGGCGGCAAGATCATCAACCTCGCCCACGTCCTCTCCACCGGCGACCAGGAGCGCGTCACCGTCATCGACTTCGACTCCAGCGGCGCGTACGGCATCTACAACTCGTGGGACACCACCGGCCTCCCGGCGGGCGCGACAGACGCGCTCTACGAGTACGGGCAGCAGCTCGTCGACGCGTACGGTGACCCGCCCGACTACTTCACGACAACCCCGAACCTGGACATGGGGTTGCACTACCACGACCACTTCCTCGTCGGTGACGCCATGACCGCCGTCATCCGCAGAGGGGCCCTGGTCCGGTCGATGACGGCCGACATCGTGTCGGTCACGCTCAAGCAGGCCGACCAGGCCGGAAACGTCGCAACCGAACTCGACTCCAGGGTCATCGTGGGCTCGACGACCGATGATGTGCCGCCGAGGCCGAACGCGTGAGCGGGAGACGCCGCCTCCCGACCGACGCCGCGATCCTCGCCGGGATCATGGAGCAGCAGCGCCTCGAACGGATCAGGCGCAAAGGCCACACCGAGAGCAAGACGTTCCTCGTGCCCCAACCAGTCACAACAGCGATGTTCATCCCGCCGTTCTTCGTTGGCCTAGACGATGACGGCGAGACGCCGGAATGGAAGCGCCTGACCGGCTTCGCGATGATCCTGCAAGGCGGGTCAGCGACCGTTGGCTGGTCGCTGAACGGCACCGATCTCGGTGTTGACACGGCCGTCACGACCACAAAGGTCTTCGCGGACCTGACGGCAGCTGGTGCGCCCGTCGGCCCGGTTGATCTCGGGCACGCCGACGCGATCCAGCCCACTGTCAGCGTCGATGACGGCAGCGCGTTCGGGCTCTCCGCGGCGGTCTTCATGGTCTGTGCGCCACGATGAGCTTTGCGCTCTGGCCGTACGGGCTGGCTGCCGACTCGCCCCTGTTTTTCGGTGACGCAGACGACACGTTCGCTCCGCCGTACAGCACGCTGACGATCACGTGCCCAACCGATGTGGAGGGCCTGTCGTCGACGGCGACTGTCCCGGACGAGTTCACGGGGCATCTCGACTGGCCCGTAGCTGCCGCTGTTGCCGTCACCGACGCTGCGGTCGCCGGCACGCCCCCAGGGCATGTGCAGTACTACGCCGTCAGACTGACCCTTTTCAACTCGATCGGTACCGAAGACGGCGGCTACACCGCCTGCCGCACACCACCCGAATCCGGCGGATACGACTCCTCGTTCACCGGCTGGGAAGACGGGCACGCCACCTTCACCCCGGACGGCACGACAAGCATCGTCAACCCGGACGGCACCCCCGGCACGCTGCCGAACACCTCAGGCGTCTACTTAGTCAACCCCGGCGCCCCAGGGTGGCCGTCTCCGGACGCGTACGGCAACGTGGCTGGCGAGCTGCTGTTCACGTATGCGGAGTTGCAGACCGCGACCGCCGGGTTTGACTACGACATCTTCTGGGCCGGCTTCTCCTATGACCCGCTCGCGAGTGGCCCGAGCGGAAAGACGATCGACTTCCCGGTGACGGTCGTGCCGATCTATCAGCAGTTCCCGGTCGCGTCGCCGTACCCGGGGATGCAAGTCCTATGAGTGCCGCTGACGACCGCGAGCCCGAAGTTGTCCCTAGGGGCGAACGTGACGACCTGCAACGCACCGCGCGGGAAACCGGCGAACGATTCGGCAGCATGGACACCCTGCTCGCCGAGCATGACAAGCACCTCGCGAAGATCAACGGATCGATCGGCGACATGGCAACCGCGCTCTCAGCGCAGGCGACCTCGACGGCGGTGATGGCGTCGTCGATCGTCGGGATCGAAAAAGAACTTGCGTCAACGGATGCGAACACGCACCGTCAGCACGGCATCTCGACACAGTGGCTGTTGGCGATCTTCGCGGCGATCGTCGCCGGTGTCGGCATGTTCGTGACGATCGTGATCGCACTCGTTGTCCTGATCGCCAACGGCAAGCTCTAAGAGTTCCAGCGCCCCCGAGTACCGGTCACACCCGGCACACGGGGGCTGACACAAGGAGAACCTGCTCCCCGTGCTCACCGAACCGTACGCCCCCTGCCATTCCTGCTGCAAGGCCACATGAGGGGCGCTGGTGGTGGTGAGCCCGTGAGTCCCGGCCGGCGTGTTGAGGACAGGGAGATCGATCCCGTGATCGAGACGTTCGTCGAGCGCAGGCTCAGGGAGACCCGGCACGAGTTCAGAAACGAGATCGCTGCTCTTGCCGCGATCCTGACGAGCGGTCAGCTCAAGCAGACCGAGGAGCGCTCGGAGTTCCGCGGCGAGCTGCGCGAGATGCGCAAAGACCTCGCCGGGCTACGCGAAGACCTCGTGCCGATGCGCGAAAAGGTCTCGGCCCTCGAGCGTCACGACGATGTTGACGAGGCCCGCGAACAAGAGCGCGACAAGGTCTTCAAGGCGATCGAGGATCAGCGGCGCTGGATGGCCAGTACAAAACGCTGGGGTGTTGGTGTGGGTTTGACCGCGCTGGGCCTGTTGTGCGGCGTCCTGTTTTTTCTTGTCTCACACCCCCACTAGGAGGGTCCAATGCCGACTCCACCCAAGCCGCCCTCTGGTGGTTCGCAGAAGCGTGCGCCGAAGAAGTCACCTCCCGCACCGGGCACTCTCGACCGGATGAGAGGCGCACTGGCCACGTCGAAGCTGTCGCACGCCCTCGCCGCACTCCTCGGGATTGTGCTGGCGGCCGGGGTGACGATCGCTGTCACCCCCGACCACCACGTCACCGTCCGGGTGGGTGGCCAGGCCACGGTTCCGACGCCGCCCGCGGCGATCGTGGTGCATGGCACCGCAACGACCACCACGGCGACGAAGGTGGTTCAGGTCACGCAGTCCGCCCGAAGCGTGGCGTCGACGCTCGCGGTGGGCGCTGCCAGGGGCACCAACGATCTCAAGCCCCGCGAGAAGCCAAGCCTCCCGAAGCTCAGCGGCCCCATTGTCGGGCCGGTCGCGCAGCTGCAGCCGCCGTTCGCCGCAGATTCGATGCCAGGTTGCCGCACCCGATTCTTCACGACCAACTGGTCCGCCCGCAGCGGGAACGCGAAGCCCTCACTGTTCTGGCTGCACTACACAGCCGGCCCCGACCTGCCCGGCAGCAGGGCCGATGTGGATGGCTTGACGGCGTTCGGCAACCAGCCGTCCGCAGCGGTGTCGTGGCATCTGAACATGGACAAGGACGGCAACTGCGACTACAACGTCCCGCTGCGCTACAAGGCGTGGACCGAAGCGGACGCCAACTCGACCGGCATCGGCATTGAGGTTGCGGGGAAGGGCAACCCGCCCTACCTGCGGGCGGGCGGGTATCGGGAGCTCGCACGGATCTACCTCGAGATCCACCGCCGCTACAACATCCCGCTCAGGCTGGGGGGCGTCTCGAACTGCTCGCCGACCAGGAGCGGGATCGTGACGCACTGGATGGGCGGGCCCTGCTCCGGTGGGCACGTCGACATCAAGCCGCTCGACCTCAATGCGGTCATCGGGACGCTCAAGCACTACGTGGCCGCGGACCTGTGCAACGCGACGTGCCGATTGCGTGCCCGGCACCTCGTGACCCATCAGCGGCTCGTCAAGAACCATTGCGCAACCGGTGGGGCTGGCGGCAGGCCCCGGTTGGGCGGCTACTGCCAGGTACTCCGAGCCCGGAACGCGCAGATCCACCTGGCCGCGAAGACACACCGGATCAGCCTCGCGGGCACGTACGGGTAGCCGCCATGGCCAGTCAGCCGCCGCTCGGTGACCGCATCAGCGTCGCGCTCCCAGCATGAGCGGCTGGCTCGCCGGGGGCCTGGCACTTATTGGCGATGGGGGTCGCGATCCGGCTCGCGTTGTTTGGCCGTCGCTGCCGCCACTAGTTGACCTGCCTTCGGGCGGATGCGGCCTTCGGGCCTAACCGGCCTCGCGCTGAGCGTGGGGCGAACCGACGGAGGGAGCAATCCAATCCGCCGCATGTATTCCCTGGCCGCCCTCGTGGCGGCTTTCGTCGTTCTAGGAGCCGTCGCCGGTGCGCACGTTCCCGGCTGCCATTCCGCACGCTGCGACCGCACAGCACGCCGGGCCTGCTCAAGCAACCCCGCCTGCGTGGTCCGCGTGCAGCACAAGCGATGGCGCCGCACCGCCCAGCCGTACTGGTCCACCTTCGAAGCGATCGCCAGGTGCGAGTCCACAAGCCGCTGGCACATCGCTACCGGCAACGGGTTCTATGGCGGACTTCAGTACACCCTGAATTCGTGGGCTGCTGTCGGGGGGCACGGTTCGCCCGCCACGGCGTCGAAAACGGAGCAGATCTTCCGAGCGGTTCTCCTCATGCGCTTGCAGGGCTTTGGCGCCTGGCCCCTCTGCCGTCGGGCGGCCGGCGTGTAGTCGTCCGCCGAGACGCGCATACTCTCAGACCGGTAGAGATCTGTTCTGGGCTAGGGCCCGTCACCTTGCATTGTGACGGGCCCTCAGTCGTTAAGGGCTACGAGTAGGTCGGGTTGTCGAGGATGTGCCGCTTTTCTGCCGCGAACTCGTCCTCCGTCAACGCGCCCGACCGATGCAGCTCCGCCAGCTTGCGAAGGTTGTCGATCCGTGACGCCGCAGGATCAGGACGCACGGGCGGCGAGAAGCGCTCGGGGAACGGCCCAAGCGACCGCTGCGGCATGGGCTGCGCAAGCTGCCCGACCGGGCGGTCTTGGCAGAGCACGGCGATGATCCCGGTGATGAACGGGCTCAGGATCAGCGTCCAGAAGAAGAACCATCCGCCGCTGCGACCCTTGCGTTCGGCGTACCTGGCGACGAAGAACGCCGGGACCGCCCAGACCAGCAGCAGGAAGCCGAAGAAGGTGCCCATGGCTAGTTCTCCAGGTGGCAGCCGAGCGACCGTTTCGTCCCGGTCGGCCTGTGCCCAGGCTTCAGTCGCACGTCGACCACGCGGTTGCAGATCTTTGGGTTCGGCGGCGCTTCGGGGTCGTTGCGATCGCCGCGTTCCCAGACTTCGTAGGGGCACCTGACGTGGAGTGCTGTAAGCCGCTTGCACTGTTCGATACCCGCCCCTGTGTAGTAGGCCGGGTATTCGGAGAATTCGGACTTGTCGATCACGATGAATCGCCAGGTCACGTTCTCGGCGGCCTTGATCGACAGTCGCGGCGACCCGGAGACTTGGGACGCGAAGGCCGTGACGGCGAGCAGCGCCACCGCGGCGGTCAGGGGACGGGAGGTCATCGGCCGACCGTACGCGCGGGCTCGGTCAGCCTGCTACTGGACCTTGGGTTAGGACCGTGCATTAGGTTCCGTGCCATTCAGGTTGGGGGTCGACCGGGGAGAGTGGATGACAGTCAAGCGGGGCCCACACGAAGACGTAGCGTCCGATGCCGGGCCTAGATTCCCCCGCCTCGTCGAGGATGGTCCCCAGCGGCGAGGGTCTGGTCCAGAGCCAGGGGATAGTGGGATCGAAGCACCAGGAGAAACGCGGTTGCTCGCACAGCAGACGTTTCCGGGGCTCCCAGCGCCCCACCTCGATCACCAGGTCGTCATCGCGCGATCGGCGATGCGACGGATTGCATGGCTGCGCTCGGAGCTCGAGCGCGCCGACGTAGATGCGACGCCGGAACTTCGTCGTGTCTATGAGCGCGAGATCAGCCGGCTGGCTGAGTCTCGTCGTCTTCGTCTTCGAGTAGCCCGGTAGAGCCACCGGCGGCGTCTTCGATGTCGGCCTCGGCGCCGACATCGAAGATGGCGGGGTCCATGCCGGCGTGCTCGAGGAGCGCGTCGATCTTCCGTTCCAAGCGGCCAAGGTCAGTGTCGGGCCTTGGCCTGCCGCTGATGCCGAACTCGATGTACTCGGGCGTGACTTCGAGGACATCGGCGAGCTTGACGAGGTTGTCCCATGCGATGCCGCCGCCGGCTTCCCACTCTTGGTAGGCGCGCAAGCTGACGCCGACTTGCTCGGCGATGCGGGGCTGAGGGATGCCACCGCGTAGTTCCTCGATTCGGTCTCCACGGTCTCTCGCTCGCGCTTGTTCTGCACGGGCCATCTGAAGCGCGAGCGTACGGATGCTTCGCGGCCCCCGCGACGAACCGGGAACGAAAGATTTATGCGCGAATTGCCGGTTCGGGGTTGAGTTCGTCATCACTGCATGTAATACTACGTGAAGTGACCACGAAGCACAACAACAGCGGGACCGAGCCAATCGTGGCGATGTCGTTCCGAATGACTCCCGACCAGCGCGAGGCGCTCAAGCGTCTGGCGCTCGCGAGTCACCGGACGTTGTCGCAGGAGTTGCGGGTCGCCATTGACGACCACCTGGCACGGAATGAGCCCGCACTCGAGGAGGCCGCGTGACTCGCCTACAGGCCGTTGAACTCGTCTTGGCGTTCGCGCTCGCGATCGGCCTGACCCTCAGCATCGGCCTCATCCTCATGACGCTCAGGTTCGAGTTGCAGGCGCGTCGTGCCCGTCGTGCCCGGGCCGGGTTCGTTGTCATCGCGCCCAGGGTCGATGACCCCGTCGCACCCGACTGGTGGGACAACGCAGCGTGAGTCCGCGTAACGAAGGCTTGGCGATCCTCGCCGCCGTCGTCGCGGACCTCGACCTGTGTCCCGACTGCGGCAACAACCGCACCATCGTCGAGCGCGAGAACCCCGCCGACCCGGGCACCGAAACCGTCACCACGTGCGCGACGTGCGCGTTCGAGCACTCCGGCCTCGCCTACGTGGAGCAACCTTACCCGCGCGAACGCGCCCTGCACGCCGCCGCCGGCCCGCAGCCCGACACGGCCGACCAGTGGTGTCAGTGCGGCGCCCGCGAAACCGGCTACCGGCACCCCGGCCACCGATACATCTGCCCCCGCTACTCGCCTAACCCCGAAAGGCACGCAGCCGCATGACCGACGTGCTCGACAGCACCGCCACCGAACTCCCCGCCGACGACCAACAAGTCGACGACGACATCGTGCCCGCCACCGCACCCGCACCAACCACGCTCGCCCGCCGCGAACGCCGCAGCGAAGTCATCCGGCCACTCAACGCCAACGACCTCGTCGAATCCTTCAAGGCCTACCAAGACCTCCTGCCGCAACTCCTCAACAGCGCCGACTACCAAGGAGCCGGCCGCGGCAAAAGGTTCGTCAAGAAGTCCGGGTGGCGCAAGATCGCGACCGCGTTCGACCTCGACGTACAAATTATCCGCAGCCAGGTCGAACGCGACCACGACGGCAACCCGCGCCGCGCCGAAGTCTGGGCCCGCGCCATCGCCCCCTCCGGCCGCAGCATGGACGGCGACGGCTACTGCTCCTTCGACGAAGACCGCTTTAGCGGCCCGCGCGGCAACCAGTCCAAGCTCGAGAACGACCTCCGCGCCACCGCCACCACCAGGGCCATGAACCGCGCGATTAGCGGCCTCGTCGGCATGGGCGAAGTCAGCGCCGAAGAAGTCGACGGCAGCGGCGGCCAACACGACACGGGCCCGCCGCACGGCCCGGCCGTCACCGACATGGAGCGCATCGCCGCTTCCGCCGCGCTGACGCAACTCGTAGGCGACACGGAACTCGCCCGCGAGCGGTGGGGACAGATCAAGCAGGCGTGCGGCGGCTACATGCCCCACGCCGTCGCTGCTGCTCTCCTCGTGTTGGCGCCGCAGTCGCCCGACACCGAGCCCGAGATCCTTGCCGAACGAGTCGAGCGCGCAGCATGAGCGTGGCCGTCGCCGTCTTCCACACAGAGCAGCCCGACGGCCAATACCAGGCCACCTGCCCCACCTGGCCCGACTGGACTCACCGAGCGCCCAACCTGCCGCAGTCACGGGTCCTCGTCGAATCGTCGCTCATGGCGCACATCACGCGGAACACGCGGCTCTCGCACTACGTCATCCCGCACGCCAACGAACCTCTCCGCATCGACTGATGGGCGGAGCGATGTCACGCCGCAAAGGCAAGGTCGGCGAACTCGAAGTCTGCGCCCTTCTCCGCGATCACGGCCTCAAAGCCCAACGCACCGCGCCGCTCCAAGCAGCCGGCGGAGTCAACGACGCCGACATCATCGGAGTCGACGGGTTCCATCTCGAGATCAAGCGCGCCGAGGCGGTCAGCATCGACAAGTGGTGCGCACAGGCCGAACTGGCAGCCAAGCCCACCGACACCCCGTGCGTCGTCTGGCGGCGCTCCCGGCAGCCGTGGCGCGTCGCGCTGTCTCTCAACGACTTCCTCGATCTCGTCAAGCAGGCATCGCTGTGATCCTCGTCGATGTAGCGCGCGTCATCGCGCCCGACCACCACAACAAACACGCCTGGGCCGACGACCCCGCCAACCTCGCGCAACTCATCCGCTGGCTCGACTGCAAAGGCCTCACCCACAGGTGGGAAGCCGACCACTACGCCTACCTGCTCGAGAAGGCGCACAAGTGGCAGGGCGAGTGGGACGAGATGCAGGCCGAGCTCGCCAAGGCCGACCGGGACGACTACTCGTGACCCAGCGAGACACCGTCCTTCAGCTACTCCGCCAGGCCGGCCCGCAGGGAGTTCACACGTTTGAGTTGCGCGGCCAGTTCATCGGCAATCCGTCGCAGCGCATCGCCGAACTCGAGGCGCTCGGTCACCCGATCTCGCATACCCGGGAACGGTTGCACGGCCAAGCGACGGGCACGCGGTACAGGTTGGTCTCGGGTGCGGCGTCTGCCGTGTCCCTGGGGGGAACGCACGGTCATGCACCGGCCGGCGTCGCACCCGAGAGCACCCTGTTCGACCCCGCCGAGGGCAGCCGCACGTTGTCGCCCTATGACAAGGAAGCCGCGTGACGTTCACGACCGACCAACGCGTCGTGCAGTACCGCGAAGCGATCGACGGCCATGTTGTCGGCAAACGCCTCGTCGACGCCGAGACCTCGTTCGTCAACTACATGGTCACCAGCAGCCCCGATCACATGCGGGCTGTTGTCGTGAAGGTGTTGGCGCGGGAGGGCTTTTCGCACGCCGCGTTGGCCGCCGGTGCTGGCCTCACCGACGACGAGAGGCTGACGCTTCCGGCGCCCGATCGCGGCGTCCATGACCGTGTCACCGCGCTGCGCGCGCTGCCCTACAGCGAGTACCTCAAGACCGACCACTGGCAGCTCACACGGCACGCCACGCTCCGCCGCGCGAACTACCGCTGCCAGATCTGCGGAGAGACAGACGGGCTCGAGGTCCACCACAACACCTACGAGCGCAGGGGCGAGGAACTGCCGACCGATCTGTTCGTGCTCTGCGCCGCGTGCCACCAGCTGTTTCACGAGCACGGGAAGCTGGCAGCGTGACCGGCCGCACGACATGGTGGGCGAAGGACGCCGCCTGGCTGCGCCGCGAACTGATCGTCGAGCTCGGCGAGGAGTTCGGTGCCGCAGGACCGCTCGTGATGGATGCGCTGTCGTCGTGGGCGCAGGAGCAGCGCGCCGGCGGAACCGTCCGCGGCGGGTTCCGCACCCTCGCCCGCGAGACCTTTGTTACGCCGTGTTCGGCTGAGTCCATCGTTTCTCGCGCAGCGGCAATTGGGGCCCTAGACGACCTCGAACTCGACGCTGATGGCCGCAGGTTCGTCTGCCGAGTGAGCGGCTGGAAGGCTGATTCTGTCCGTGGACGGGCCGCTATCAGGATGGCAGAAATGCGGGCAGATGCAGGCGAAACGCCCGATCCAGACGACGAGGACTCACCCGAACAAGACCTAACAGACCGTGACTTGTTACGCCCTGTTACGCCGAGTGCCCTACCAGACCAGACCATAGAAGAAGAAAACAACAACGTCTCGCCGGCACGGCTCGACGAGGCCCGCCAACGAATCCAGGGCGAACAGATCCAGCAGGTCTTCGACGAATGGATCAACGCGACCGGCAAGACCTCGCGCACCATCCTCGACGAAAAGCGCCGCAGGAGAATCCGCAACGCCCTGAAGACCTACCCCCTCGACGAAGTCCTCGCAGCTGTCCGCGGGTGGCGCAACTCGCCGCACCACCGCGGCGAGAACTCCACCGGCACCGTCTACAACGACCTCGACCTCCTTCTGCGCGACAACGCCAACATCGAACGCTTCCGCGACCTCGACACCAACCCTCCCGGTCGTTCGACCGAAGAGGCGCCAGCCGACCGGGCAGCCAGGTTCAACGCCCGGTACGGAGACAGCGCCGCATGACCGCCCTATTCGATCACGACGTGGAACGCACCGTCGCCGCGACCTGCCTGTTCTCGCCAGCCGTCACGACCCGGCTGATGGCCGACCAGGGCATCCGGCCCAGCCACTTCCACCACCAGGACCTCCGCCAAGCCTTCGAGGTCCTCGCCGCCCTCAGCGACCGCGGCCAAGCGATCGACCCGCTCATCGTCCGCAACGAGCTCGACCGCGCCGGCCACCACAACCCGCAAGGCCTCGTGTCCTACCTCCTCGATGGGCCGATCGAACCGTCGACCGTTGCCAGCCACGCCGACCGGATCGTCACGCTCGCCGACTGGCGCCGCCGCACCATCGCCGCGACCGAAATGACGAATGCGGCACAGGCAATGAACGACGAAGCGTTCACGCTCGCGACACGCCGCCTCGACGATAACGCCGCCCCCACCAACGCGACGTACACCCCCAACCGGTGGGCCGCCCTGCTATACGAGCAGATCGAGGGCCGCGACGCAGCCAACGCCATCCCGCTGCCATTCCCCATCCTCAACGACCCGCTCGACGGCGGCATCCGCCCCGGCGAACTCATACTCCTCGCCGGCTACACCAGCCACGGCAAAAGCATCCTCGCCGACCAGATCCTCGACCACGCCGCCCACCACGGCGCACGAGTCCACCTCTACATGACCGAGATGACCGCTGCGCAACGCGGACTGCGTCTCCTGGCCCGCAAGACCGGCATCTCGATGCGCAACATCAAACGCGCCAACGAACTTCCGCAACGCGACATCGACCGTCTCCTCGCCGAGCTCGAGCTGCTGCCCTACGGCTGCACAATCGCCGCCGGCTGGCCGATCGAAGATGTCTGCCGCGACATCCGCCGCAACCGGTGGGACCTCGTCGTCATCGACCTCATCCACGGATTCAAGTACACCGACGAGCGCGACCTCTCGACGATCAGCCAAGCGATCCTGCACACCACCAAGGCGTCCAGCAATGAGCACACGGGCACCGCCATCGTCGCCGTCGCACACCTCAACGCCAACCAGCAACGCGACAGCGGCCGCAGGCTCGCCCGGCCACGCCCTGGCCTGCATTCAATCAAGGGCGCGTCGAGTCTCGCGCAGGACGCCGACGTGGTCATGTTCGTCTGGCAACAAGACGACGACGAGGGCGTCCCGTCGGGTGAGGGCGAGATCTGGCTCGCGAAGTCTCGGCAGGGCGGCTACGCCTCCCAGGCCGTCCATCTCAACGGGCAGCGCATGCGCTTCGAGGCAGCGGCATGAGCGGCGAGATCGACACCGTCCTGCTCGCCGCTCAGCAGGCCCTGCGCGACCTCGAGCGGCAGACCGAACAGGCGCACGAACGACGCGCTATCGCGTTCGCGCTGGCCGCTGAGAAGGGCAAGACCAGCGGTGACATCGCCAGGCTTGTTGGGACGCCGCCGGCCACCGTGAGGTACGCGATTCAGAATGGTGCCCGGCTGATCCGCAGGCGCCGCTGGCTGGATGAGGGGCGCGCCGCATGAGATTCGACGAGTACCCACTCTTCGAGGACAGGCTGGCAGCCGAGTCGACAAAGTCGCTCGTCCTCGACGCCATGTTCTACGTCAAGAGCGGCGGCATCGACCGCGACACCATCAACCGCTACTTCGTGGAGTCCCTGCCGCTCCTGCGCAGCCTGAGGGTCCAGTTCATCTTCGCGATCTCGCCGAAACAGAACCGCCAGCCGGCCTACGACCCTGAGACCGTCGCACGGGAACTCGCGAGACGCTCCCATGCCAAGCACGGAGCGAAGTCATGAGCGCGGTCGAGACGGTCGACGCGTTGACGCTCGCTCAGGCAGCGCGCATCATGCGCGAAGCCGTGCGCGACAAGACCTACCTGCTGTACCCGCTCGGCCAGGAAGCTGGCGAGTACCTGCGCCACAAGCGCAAGCGACTGACCGACAGCAGCTACACCGACTACGAAAACAGCCTCGACAAGTTCGCGCGCTACTTCCCCGACCTCCAACTCGCAGACCTCGAACCACCGGTCGGGACTAGCCGCCTCGAGGAATTCCTTGACCACCAATACGGCGACCTGTCGCCGCGGACCTACAACAAGAACCTGTCGATCCTGCACGACTTCTGCAAGCAGGCCGTCCTCCGAGGCAAACTCCGCGGCGACCCGACACTCCCAATCGAGCGGGCCAAAGCCCGCGGCGTCTACCGCACCACCTTCACCGCAGACCAGCGCCGCGCGATCATCGCAACACAGCCCGAGCTCCGCGACCGCATCTGCCTACGCCTGCTCCTTGACTACGGACTGCGGAAAGGGTCGCTCAAGGCGATCCGGTTTCAGCACTTCGACCATGTGCGCAAGCGGCTGACGATCTTCGCGAAGGGCGGCAAGGTCCGCAACCTCCCTGTCCCCGACCCCGCGTTCTGGCACGACCTCGAGCGACTCATCCTCGACACCCAGGCCGAGCCGCACTGGTACCTGCGACCCACGTCGCGCGGCAACCAGGCCTACCGGCGCCTCGTTCACGACAAGCCGATGGCCGACCATGGCCTGCACAACTGGTGGTACGCCTGCCTGACCCGCGCTGGCGTCGTCGCGCAAGGGACCACGAGCGGCGAGCACATGCACAAGGCCCGCCACACCGCCGGCCAGCGCCTCCTCGATCACACCGGCAACCTCAAGGCCGTCCAGAAGCTACTGGGGCATTCGTCGATCACGACGACCGCTGACGTGTACGTCGATTGGGATGACGAGCAGCTCGCGGAGAGCCTTGCATCAGCTATGGCGCATGAGCGCCGGGAGAACCCCTCGTGAATCATTCCCGCCAAACCCTTATTGCACCCAGTAACGGCGGGGCTAGTGGAGACGGCGGGAATCGAACCCGCGCTGAATTCCCGCCGGAGACGATCCTTCAGGGCTGGCTGCTCGCCCTCCGCGACCTGTGTGACCAGGGAGCCACCGCAGCCCGCGTGACGCTCCCCGGCGACCAGGGCGACGTGAGCGTCTACTACTCACCCGGCAAGGGCGGCAAGGTCATCACGGCGGCCGGCACGCTGGACGTGCCTGTGGACGCCCTGGACCTGGTCGGCCTCGAGCCCACAGACACGCCCGAGATCCCCGAGCACCTAGCCGCGCTCGTCGCCGCTGGCGCTATCGAGATCGAGCCCGCTGCCAGTCCGTCGAGTGGATTGGGGCGACCCGAATGAGCGTCGATACGGCGCTGTTCGACGCCGACCCGATCCGCAATTGGGCGATCTTCTCCCAGGACCGCCGCTACCGCTACAGCCTGGCCCGCGAGTGGAGCGACGGCAGCGAGAGTAACGGGCGCGTCACGTTCATCGGCCTGAACCCCTCGACGGCCGACGAGACCGAGGACGACCCGACCATCCGGCGCTGCATCCGCTTCGCCCAGGACTGGGGCTACGGCGGCGTGCGGATGGTCAACCTGTTCGCCTGGCGGGCGACCGACCCGCGCGAACTCGCCAAGGCTGAGGACCCGGTGGGCGTCGGCAACGACGAGATCCTGCGCACGCTCGACACCCTTTCGACGCTGATCGTGGCCGCGTGGGGGTCGCACCCGATGGCAGTCGAGCGCGCCAAGGTCGTCGTGCCGATGCTGCCCGACTTCAAGGTGCTTGGCCTGACCGCCACGGGCCACCCGCGCCATCCGCTCTACATGAAGAAGTCGTGCCTTCCGCTGAACCCCCTGACTCTGGAGGCCGTTAGCAGTCCGTTGGTCAACTTTCACCGGCCCGAGGAGGGTCCCGATGTTTGAGCGGTTCACCGAACGTGCTCGTCATGTCGTCGTGCTCGCCCAGGAAGAGGCCCGGAGTCTCAAG